GGTTTTGTTTGGGCGGTTTCTCTGGGACAGCCGAAAGTTGGAATTGCCGCACAAGCATCCCCGGCGTGTTCGGTATGTTGGGCAGGGTTGGGAATCGCATATCAAGGCCGTGGTTGTTCCTGCGCTGAAGATGTGGTGGCCGAAGAACAGGCCGCTGGAGACCAGGAAGAACAACCAGGGGGTTGATGCGCTTTGGAAGGACGTGGCGACGCACAGTTCCTTGGAGATCATGTCCACGTCGCAGAGTTCGGATGTTTTTGAGGGGTGGGCGGGGGATTTGGTTGTGTACGACGAGCCGCCGCCGCGTGACATTCGGGTGGCGTGCGCCCGTGGCTTGATTGACCGCAAGGGGCGGGAGCTGTTCGGCGCGACGCTGTTAAAAGAGGCGTGGATACACCGGGAAGTCATCAAGGCCAGGGACGAGAACGGCAAGCCCGACATGAGTGTGTTCAATGTTCAGGGCGAGATTTGGGACAACGTAGGGTTTGGGCTGACCAAGGAGGGCATAGACCAATTCGCCAAAAGCCTCAAGCCGGAAGAGAAGGACGCGCGGTTATTCGGCAAGCCGTCTTATTTATCTTCGCTGGTGTTCCCGAATTTCAAACGCGACTTGCACGTTAAGGAGCCGTTCCCGATTCCGTTGGATTGGATTGTTGACATCTCGATCGATTTCCACCCGTCGAAGAAATGGGCCGTGGTGTTCCTGGCGACGGCAAGAAACAACTTCAAATATGTTTGCCGGGAGATGTGGGAGCACGGGAACCCGAAGGTTATTGGTGAGGGCATTGTCCGTGCCGTGAAGGATGGTCATTACAGGGTGGGCCGTTGCATTATCGACCCATTGGCGAAAAGCGGGGAGACCAACGACAGCGACGTTTACGGCATTTTGGCGAACATCTTAGGGGCATACAACATCAGCCTTGAGGTGGCATCCAAGGACAAGGACAACGGGATAGCCATGACAAACAATCTGTTGTGGACTGAAAACCGGATGCCTGGGCTTTTCTTTTTTGACACCTGCCCGATGACGATCAAGCAGGTGGAGGATTTGATGTACGACCCGGAGAGCTTGAAGCCTACGGCGCTGAAGGTGGACGACGATTTCACGGAATGCCTGTATCGCTTGGCGTTGCTCGATACGGAATGGTGGAACGAGAAGCAGATCGACATGAGAAGTCAGAAGGATATGTTGCTTTAGGGGTGGGGTGAGGCATGGCAGAGGAACAAAAGCAGATCACGAAATGGGGCGACGAAGAGGTGGTGGAGCTTCTCACCCCGGACATTGAGCAGGCGGAGGCGATTCAGGACGAATTTTCTTCGCAACGGGACACCTATTACTCCATTTTCCGGCAATATCATTACGGCAACGAGCGGCCCGGATTTTCACAGAGTGTTGCGCCCGTGGTGTTCAACAACCACAAATGGACGATGGCTAACCTCATGTCGTTGTTCAACGAAGAATTTTTCGTTCTAAAGGGCGAGGACGACGAGCGGGCGTCGAAGTTTCAGAAGTTGCTTTATTACCAGATGTTCCGCAAGCAGGACGGATTCCGGCGTTTCCATGATCTTTTGTTCAATGCGAACCTCTATCACTACTGCGTGGCAAAGGTCATTTATGAAGAGGATTTCGATCTTGAGTATGACACCTACGAGCGCCTTTCATCCGATGAAATGATGGTGCTCGTGCAGCAGCCGGAAATCACGGTTTCCAAGTATGACGAGGTGCAGGATGAGTTGGGCGGCACGGCTTTCGAGAAGGTGAAGGCCGTGCGGAAGGTCATGCACTATGCGGGGCCGTCGCTGAAGGTCGTGCCGAATTGGGAGTTTTTTTACAGCCCGGATTGCAAGATCACGGATTGGGGCGGGATTGATGGGCGGCTGGTTTATCAGAAGGTCCGCAAGACGCTCAACGATGTTCGGAAGGCCGAAAAGAGCGGGAAATACAAGAAAGGCACGTTTGAAAAGCTGAAGGTGAAGGGCGACTCAGTAAGCGCCGACCCGGAGGACAAGACGGAAATCCTGTTCAATTCCGATAGCGTGCCGATTTCGGATCAGGTCAGCCCATCGACGCACAAGGATAACATTCTCAGCCGGGAAGTGGAAATCATGGAGTGTTATTTCCGGCTGGACATTGACGGCGACGGGCTTTTGGAGCCGGTCATCATCGACCTCTGCGACGGCGTGGTTTGCCGCATCGTTGAGAATGAATACAGGCACGCCCCGTTTAGGATCGGCCATGTCGCCCCGGAGCCGCACAAGGTTCAGGGCTACGCCATGCCGTCGCTTCTGGAAAACGACCAGAAGATTGCCACAAACCTCTTGAGGCTGATTCAGGATAGCGCGGCGCTTGACTGCTACAAGAATCCCGTCACGAACGATCACCAGATGTTCGCCATGTTGCAGGAGCGGAAGCCCTTTGCCGTAATCAAGGGCGATCCGAACAAACTGGGCGAAGTCAGAACAAGCCCCCCTTCGCAATTCGTGTTGAAAGCGTGGGAGTTGATGAAGGGCGAACAGGAGGCCATGACGGGCGTCACCCGCTACAATCAGGGGCAGGACGCATCAAGCCTCAACAAGACCGCGACGGGAATCTCCGCAATATTCGCCGCATCCGCGAAGCCGCTTCAACTGATCGCCCGGATACTCGGCAACGGGATCATCATGGGGATTATCCGCGACTTTATTTTTATCAATCAGAAATGGCCTCCCCAGACCGACATTCGGCTTTTGGGAACGGACATCACGGTAAACCCGGACGATCTGACCGGGGCGTATGACATCGAAATTGACATCGGGGTTTCCGCCGCCGAGAAGAACGAGCAGGCAAACCAGATGGACTTGCTTGTTCAGTTCGGCACGCAGGCCGGGATTCCGATGGGGATTATGACACCCGTTCACATCATCAAGGCGTTGAAGAAGAAATACAAGCTCCTGGGCCAGAAGGTCGATGATTTGATGGTTACGGAACAGGAGTTTATTCAACAACAGCAGATGCAACAGCAACAGGCCATGATGCAGCAGCAGATGGCGGCGCAGCAGGGGCCGCCTCCGGGGATGCCTCCCGGCGGGCCGCCGCAAGGTGGGCCTCCGATGCCTCCGCCGGGGCCTCCGCCAATGCCGCCGCAAGGGGGAATGCCTAATGGGATGCGGTAAGAAGAAAAAAGGGAAGAAGAAAGGGAAGTGACCCATGAGTGATGATCTTCAAGAACAACTTGAGATCGGGAAGCAGGCGGAGACATTCAACCGCTATGTGAATGAAAATCCGTATTTTCTCGGCCTGCTGGAACGGGTGAAGCTGGAATACGCACGGCGCATACTCGATTTAATGCCGGAGCAAAAGGACGATTTCGCTTCGTTCCGTTCCAAAATGGACGCCATTGGCGACGTGATGGAGGCGGTTCGGGGCGACATCTTCCTTGGCGCGGAAGCCATGAAGAAGATTGACGGCGTTTCGGATGAAGCCAAGGGGATTCTATGATGGAAATCCCCGGCCAGATTCTTTCCATCCAGCACAACCCGCGCATCACCGAAGAGAACAGGCGGCTAAAGCTCCGGGTGAATCAGCTTGAGGCCGCGATGGACTTTCAGCGGCAGGAAATCGAACGGCTGCAAGCGAAGATCAAGGCGGATATGCACGCGGACATCGGAGCAAAGGTATCCGCGACGTATAACAAGAAAAAGTATTTCCGGGGAAAATTGCGGACGGCCCGCAAGAAGAAGGCGCAATGGTCATCGTCACCGGATCAACCGGGGGAATCGGTAGCGTAATAGCAAAGGCGTTTGGCGGGGATGTTTTCGGAATCGACCGCCATAATTGCGATTTGCGGGACGAAAACTCGATTAGAAGCGTCCTGAAGGACGTTTCAAACGTCAAAACGCTGATTAACTGTGCCGGGGTGAGTAACGGGAGTTGGGATGAAACGCTCGATGTCAACCTTACCGCGCCGTATGTCATTTCAACCCTTGTCGCAAAAAAGATGCCTTGGGGCGGCTCGATCATCAATATCACGTCGCTCAACGCGCATCTCGGATTCCCCGGAAACCCCGGATATGTTGCCTCCAAGGCGGGGTTGCTCGGCCTCACCCGCGCCCTTGCCGTCGATTTCGCGCCGCGGATCCGGGTGAACGCCGTATGCCCCGGCTACATCCATACGGGCATGACGGAAAAATCATATTGGAACCCGACGGAGTTTCAAAAGCGGAATGACCGCACAATGCTCGGACGTTGGGGAGACCCGGACGATATTGTAGGCGCGGTGAAGTTTCTGGCTTCCTACGAAGCGCGATACATCACCGGGCAGGAGATCGTGGTTGACGGGGGCTGGCTGGCAAAGGGTCTATGAAAATCCTGCTGATTGCATACGACAACGGCTCATACATCCATTATTTTCCCATCGGGACGGCCTACATTGCCGCCGTGCTCCGCAAAGAGGGGCATACCGTCGAGATATACAATCAGGACGTCCATCACCTTCCCGACTCGCATCTGACGAGGTGGCTTAACCGCAACTGCTATGACGTGGTGGGGCTTGGGTTTGTCGGCAATTACTACACCTTTCGGAAGGCAATCGGGATTGCCGGCGCGATACACGCCGCCGCGGGGAAGCCCCATTTCATTCTTGGCGGACACGGGCCGTCGGCGGACCCGGAGTTTTTTAGAACGAAACTCGGCGCGGATGCCGTTGTGGTGGGCGAGGGGGAACGGGCGGTTCTGGACGCGATCAAGGGCAAGGGGATTTTTAAAAGCCCGTTAATCCGCGACATCGACACGATTCCCTGGCCTGCTTACGATTTGTTCCCGATTGAATACTACCGATTAAGGGGATTGCCCCACAGCACAGCCGCCGATTTTACCATGCCGGTCTTGTCCACGCGGGGGTGCATTTACAAGTGCAATTTCTGCTACCGGATGGATGAGGGATACCGCAAGCGGGACATTGACGCGGTAGCCAACGAGATCAAATATCTCATTAAACGCTGGCGGATCACCTACATCGACTTTGCCGACGAGCTGACCACGGCATCATCCCTGCGAACCGCCGCGTTGTGCGAGGCGTTGATTCCGCTGAAAATCAAGTGGATGTGCAACGGGCGGCTGAATCTCGTTACACCGGAGATTTTGAAGCTCATGCGTCGCGCCGGATGCCAGTTCATCAACTACGGCATCGAGGCGATGGACGATGAAGTTCTGAAGCGGATGAACAAGAAGCTCACCGTAGAGCAGATTTACAAGGGGATCGAGGCAACGCTTGCGGCGGGCATCTCCCCCGGTTTCAACATCATTTTCGGGCATATCGGCGACAGCCGGGAAACGCTGCAAAAGGGCGTTGAGTTCATCATCGCCCACGATGACGGATCACAGCGGCGCACCATGCTCCCGGTGACGCCTTACCCCGGATCGGAACTCTTCAACGAGGCGATTCGGCGCGGCCTGCTGAAAGACACGGCGGATTTCTACGCAAAGCATCGCAACAGCGACTTGATGACGGTCAACTTTACGAACCTCACCGACGATGAATTTTACGCGGCGCTCCATGAGGCGAACGAAGCCTTGTTGAGAAACCACTATCAGATTCATCTTAACGCGGCGCTGGAACAGGCAAAAGACCTTTATTGCAATCGCAATGCAAATTTCAGGGGGTTTCGGATTTGATTGTAATCGCAGAGATCGGCATCAACCACAACGGAGACATCCGAATTGCCGAAAAGCTGATTAAGATGGCGAAGGCGTGCGGGGCGGATGCGGTAAAGTTTCAGAAGCGCACCATTGAAACGGTCTACTCTAAGGAATATCTGGACAGCCCACGGGAAAGCCCGTGGGGAACGACACAGAGGGACCAGAAGTGCGGCTTGGAGTTCGGACGGGCGGAATATGACGAGATCGACAAGATATGCTTCGTTGAAAAAATCCCGTGGTCCGCCTCCGCATGGGACTGCGAGAGCCAGGAGTTTTTAAGGACGTATGACCTCCCGTTCAATAAGATTGCTTCCCCGATGCTGACCCATAAGCCGCTGTTGAGGATGGTTGCGGCGGAGAAAAAAAAGACGTTCATTTCAACGGGCATGAGTACCTACGCGGAGATTGACGACGCGGTGAACGTCTTTGAAGAAGCGGGTTGCCCGTTTGTTTTGATGCACACGACTTCGACTTACCCATGCCCGGACGACCAATGCAACCTTGCCGTGATACCTGAATTGCAAATCCGCTACAACTGCCCCGTTGGGTACAGCGGGCATGAGGTGGGGTTGCTCCCCTCCATTGTTGCGGCGGTAAAGGGCGTGTCGGCAATCGAACGGCACATCACGCTTGACCGCTCCATGTACGGCAGCGATCAGGCGGCAAGCCTGGAGGAAGCGGGATTGAGGCGGCTGGTCCGGGATTTAAGAAACATCCCGACGGTGATGGGCGACGGCGTGAAGGCGGTTCGGGATTGCGAAATGAAGTCGCTCAAAAGTCTGAGATATGGCGCATGACATTTGGAGTCATCCCCGCCCGTGGCGGATCAAAGGGCGTACACAGAAAGAATCTGAGAGACCTCCGGGGAAGGCCGCTTGTCGTGTGGAGCATTCTTGCGGCGAAGGATGCTAAGCACCTGGACGATTTCATTGTCTCCACGGATGATGACGAGATCGCGGCGGTGTCCGAGAAATACGGGGCAAAGGTTTCCCGCAGGCCGCCGGAGCTGGCGACGGACGATGCGACAACGCTTGATGTTCTGAAATACCATCTGGACGAGACCAGAGCGGACACAATCGTTCTACTCCAGCCAACCTCTCCTGTCCGCGTGCATCGGATCATTGATTGCGCCATTCGCCGTTTCCGAATCGCGGAATGCGACACGCTGGCGACGGGATACATGAGCACCCATGTTGCATGGGGCGCGGCAGAGCACGGGCCGAGGCAGAGGCAACAAGCCTATTTTCATGATGACGGGTGCATTTATATTTTCGACCGGAAGGTGATTGAGGCGGGGCGATGGATAGGGGATCGGCCCCACAATCTGGTTGTGCCGCCGATATTCAACCTTGAAATCGACACGGAAGCCGATTTTTGGGCCGTGGAGGGGATCATTGCCAGACTTTAAGATACCGTGGCCGGGGAGGGGGGTGGACTACACCCCGGACGACGAGCGGGCCGTCATTGAGGCGATGAAGGCCGACCCGCAGACGCAGGGGAAGCACCTCCGGCAATTTGAAGATGCGTTTTCGGAGTATCACGGCGGGCTTCATTCCTTTGCGGTGAGTTCCGGCGCCGCGGCTCTGGAGATTGCCGCGATGCTCTGCGATTTCCGGCACGGGGATGAGGTGATTATCCCCACGCACACCTATTGCGCGACGGCGCTTCCGTTTGCGCGGCGCGGGGTGGCGATCAAATGGGCGGACATTCATCCGACCATCCGCACGGTGACGGCGGAAACCATTATGCCGCTTGTCACGGAAAAAACAAAGGCGATTGTCGTTGTTCACCTCTACGGGTGTGAGGCGCCGATTTCCTGCATTGCGAAGGTGGCGCGTGACCGGAACATCCTTTTGATTGAGGATTGCGCCCAATCGCTCGGCGCGACGCATGAATTTCTGGCGAACTGGAACGGGGCATCCTGGATACCGTTTGGGAAATCAGGCACGCATGGGGATATTGCCTGCTACTCGTTCCACGGGCAGAAGAACCTCACGACGCTTGGCGAAGGCGGGATGATTGCCACGGGGCATGAGCGTTTTGCAAAGTGGATTCCCGGCCTCAGGCACAACGGGCATCGGCAGACGGGCGATCTGAAAGTTGTTGATTTTGACATACCGGACATCTACCCGTTCAATTACAGCATCGGCGAAGCCCAATGCGCCGTCGGGACATCACAACTCAAACGCCTTGATTACATGAACGCCAAGCGGCGAAACCATGCGAAGCGGATCATTAAAGAACTGGAAGACTATAAGAAAGAACTTGTATTTCAGACCATCCCCCGCGGCTCAACGCACGTCTATCATCTGCTATGCGCCAGCCACCCCGAACGGGACCGATTGAAGAACATATTGGCGGAAAAATACGGGGTTGAATGCGTGATCCAATACAAGCCGCTTCACCTCTACCCGCTGTTCAAGAGTTACGGCAAAGCGGATTGCCCGGAAGCGGAGGATTTTCACGCGCACGCATTGTCGTTTCCGCTGGCCGAATGGTTCACGGAAGATATGGTTGATTACCTGATTCATTCCATCAAATCGGCGATCAGGGAAATATGAAGGTTCTGGTAACGGGCGCAGGGGGCTGGATCGGAGGCTATTGCATGCCGCTTTTGAAAGAACGCGGCTATGATCCGGTCCCATACAAGGGCGCGTTGGAATACGGGTATGTCGTTCCCCGGTCCATCTCCGGGTTCCCGACCCTGCTTCATCTGGCATGGGAAACGACGCCGGGCGTGTTCTGGTCCTCCCCGCTGAATCGGGATTGGTTTCTTGCCTCGTTGCGCCTGTTTCAAGAGTTTGTGCAGGGCGGGGGGAAACGGATAGTGGTTGCCGGAACCGGGGCGGATACCGCCACGCCTTACGGAATGGCAAAAGACGCCATGAGAAGGGTTCTGGAAGCCTATCAGGATGCGGCGGGCGTCTCCTGCGCTTACGGCAAAATCTATTACCTCTACGGGCCGCATGAGAAGCCGCAGCGCCTTGTCCCGGCAATCATCAAAAGCCTGTTAGCCGGGAAGGAATACACGATAGGCAAGGCCGACCATCAGGCGTCGATTGCCCACGTCCATGACGTCGCCGCGTCCCTCGTTTCGATGCTGGACGTTGGCTTGACGGGTTCGGTGGAGATTGGCGGGGATGTGGTGACGTTGGGGGAGTTGGGGCGGATCATCGCGGCGAAGATCGGAAGGCCCGAACTGTTGACATTGGGGGATACGCCAAGCAGCCCCTATGTGCCGCTTCACGCGCACGACTGGCCCCGGAAATATGACCTTCATTCCGGCCTTGATGAAGCTATCCAATACTGGAAGCGATGAAACTATTTTTTGGCGCGTTGTCCAACGACGAATTGATTTTACGCTTGGTGCTTCGCGCCTCGGCCCTCGACGGCCACATGATCTATCAGGCGACTGCGCCAACCGCAACGCAGGGATGGAATCAACTTCTGGATAAGGCGGAAGAGGATAAGGCGGACGTTGCGGTTCTCTGCCACAACGATATGTATTTCCCGCCCGGATGGGTTGAGGCGTTTCAGGGGCGCATAGCGGAACTTCCGCCGGATTGGATGATTGCCGGATTTTTCGGCGTGAACGAGGCGGGGGAGCAATGCGGCAGAATCCACGACAGGCGCGTTCCGTTCCCCTTAAAGACGCCCCATCCGCTTCCCGCAAAGGCAATCATGGTTGACGGATGCGCCTTTGCGGTGAACGTGCCGAAGAAATTTCGGTTTGAAGAGATGCCGGGGCATGACCTTTACGACCTCTATAT